GTATTTATTGTGACGAAACACTCAAAAATTATTTCCCACCTGCGTTTGGCGCAATTACAAACATAGCTAACGGGTAATAATCATGAGTGAAACAATCAAAATGGAAGCCCCAGAAGGGGTTTCAGGAGCTTTTGTTGATGGTGAATCTTACGAAATTAACAGCGATGGAATATTTTTAGTTAAAGATATTCACGTTGATGTTTTAATTTTACACGGATTTTCGATTAAAGTTGAAGAAAAAAAAGGAAACAAGGCAAGTGCCTAGCATTTATCTTCAATCATCAGACTACGCAACGTATGGGCTTCCTTCCACTACGTCACAAAGCGAAATCATAAAAGCTTCAGCTATCATAGACGGCTATCTGAATAAACCGGATGGCTTACTCTATGATGTTGATATCAATAACATTCCCGTAGTTATGTCGGCTACGGGTTTGCCCATAAAATATAAATCAAAAATAAATTTAAATTTGGTAAACGTTTTGGGTTATACGCCAATCGTCAACGTTGTTTCGGCTTATTACAGCTTAAATTCCGGATTACCCTCTTTTATATTGTGGGACTCTAGCAAATACAGTTTTTCTTTGGAAGATTTTTATTCAAGTGGATATGCGGGATTACAGATAATAGTAAATTATGTTGCAGGGTGGACATACGCAGGCCTTCCGTATCAAATAAAACAAGCTTGCGCCAATATCGTTCTTTTTTTGCAAAACGGGATAATCTCAGGAAATGTTTCTGGAATAAGAGCAGGTGACACTGAAATAAAACTAGGAATTTCTGGAAACTTATCTTACTACAACGCTTTTGTAGACCCAGCTACAGCCAGTTTGTTGCGTTCATTTAGAAGAAATCATTACTAATGAACATCTGGGCTAGCAAAATAACTGTTTATCGTTCGCCTGAAGACACTTCTATAGATAACAATAGCTACGAAGGTCTTTCTCCACCAATTTCATCGTTTAACGTAATCATCGCTAATGTCAGCGCCAGCATTCAAAACACGACAAGGCTTTCAGTTCCGGGAACAAAATTTCCTCAGGACTCAAGCTATGATACTGGATGGAACATTTTCCCAGCTATTTTTTCGGTTCCTAAAGGGATGATTCAAGTTCGTGATTTTATCATTGATGATTTAGGCAGAGAGTTTGAAGTGATAACGGATTATTGGAACTTGTTAGCTTACAAACTTTTTGTTAAGAGATTGACCACGTAATGGCAAACATAGCTACGATAGAGTCGGCGTTAGTTTACTTTATCAAAGATGTTGTTTACCCAAATTCTACGGCAAATCCTTCGATTATAAACAAAGACGTAACAATAAGACCGGGTTGGCCTAGCTCAACAAGGCTTGATAATCTTTTAAGACTTCAAAACGCAAATATTTCTGTTTTTAACATAAAAGGCATGCAAAAAACAGAATCTCGCTATGCAAGATGCTACAGGCAAATAAAGTCACCAATTCCTACTCTTGTTGTAAGCTTTAGCTCACAAACAAGAACAATAACTTTTTCAGGAACGCCTACAGCTGGCGAAAAAATAGTTATTAATATTAACGGTGTTTTGTATGTTTATACGGTTTTATCAGGTCAATCACTAAATGATATTGCAGCTGCTGTATCAGCATTAATACCCGCGTCATCTAATTATCTAAACACAATTAGCGTAACTTTTGCTTATTCTGTGAGATATCACGTAGGAACTCAAGGGTTAATTGCTTACGAAACTAAACGTCAAAAGATGATGTTTAATGTGACAATTCATACATCAAATGTAAGCCAAAGGGAAATTTTGTACCCGACTATTGAATTAGCTTTTTCAAAAATTGATTATTTAAAACTTCAAAACGACATTGACGCAAGAATTATCTGGAAATCAACAGATTACATTGATGATTATGAAAAAGAATCTCTTTATTGCTGCTCAATTAAATACGAAGTTGAATTTGCTACAACAGAAGTTGGCTCAGCTCAACAAATAAACGCTTTCATTGACACCATAAACCCAATCTAAAAAGGAAATTAACCATGGCTAAGGATAGCTCTGCGCCCGTTTTTTATATGTTAACAGTAACCAACCCTTTTCAAGAATACCAAAAAGGACAACAAATAACAGAACCCGCTGAAGTTGAAATGATTTTGACATCAGAAAACAAAGACGACGTTGTAAAAACAGTAATTATCTAAAAGGATTTAAATAATGAGCTTTATTCCCCAGGGACAAACTAACTTAAATGCAAATAGCGCAGCTGGCGTTTACGTTAACATTTTAGACCCGAGTCAAATATCTATTCCTTCTGCAAATCCAAACATTCTTGGAATTGTTGGTATAGCAAATGGTGGCCCAGTCAACAAACAGGTTTTTTTTACCGGAGTATCTGATGGTTCTGCGGTTTTTGGATTACCGCAAAACGCAACTTATGACTTGATGACAGCTGTTGTTTTAGCCGCAGGTCAAGGCGCAAATCAATTCATTGGCGTTAGAGTAACCGACGGAACAGATACTGCGGCTACGGCTTCTATATTAGATGTAACGTCTCCTTCTGCGGTAAGTGGATTAACGCTTACGTCGCTGTACACGGGAACGATTTATAATTCTATGCAAGCGATTGTATCTCAAGGTTCTAATTACACTTCGGGAACGCCTACTTTTAAAATAACCCTTGTTTTGCCGAATGGAATTGGCGAAGTATTTGACAACATAGGGGGAACTGGAAATGCTTTCTACGTCAACATGGCTAATGCTATTAATTTTGGTACTAATAACCAACAGCCTTCGTCTTTAGTTGTTGCAACAGCAGGGTCTGCCACTTTAGCTCCAAATTTAACTTCTTACACTTTGGCTGGTGGAACAAGCGGTAACACAACGATAACTCAAGCAATCTTGATCGGCGCTGATACTTCTACTCCTACCGGAATGTATTCCTTAAGAAATTCACGTTCAAGCGTTGCCATGCTTTGCGATGTAACGACTCCTTCCAATTTTTCGGCTCAAGCGGCTCTTGGAGCGCAAGAAGGCATTGAATTTATTTGCGCAGCTGCGGCCGGACAAACGGTTTCTCAGTTCGTTACTTCTCAGCAAACAATTGGCTTAACAACAATTAATGCAAAATACTTGTTAGGCGACTGGTGCTATTGGAATGACACTTACAATAACATTCCAGGCCGATTATCAAGCCCGCAAGCTTTTGTGGCTGGGTATTTAGCAGCTTCATCTCCCGAAATAAGCATTTTAAATAAACCTCTTTCGTTAATAACCGATACGCAAACAACTCGCTCAAAGAAAAAATACACAAGCTCAGATATTGCATTAATTACATCTAATCGCGGAGACGTTATTTACAACCCTGCTCCTGGAGGTGGTCAATATTTTGCGTGTCAGACTGGAAATAACATGTCAACAAAAGTGTTGCAACGGGGTGACCAGACAACTCGTCTTACTTATTTTATTGCTCTTAGTGTTCAAGACGGCGTAGGGCAATTTGTCGGTCAAAACGATTCTCCCGCTTTAAGAAACAAAATTGAAAGTCTAATTATCGCTTTTCTTCAAAATCTTGTAAATCTCGGAAAAATTGGCGCTGTAAACGGCGGAGATGATTACCGGGTCACGGTTAGCGCTACAGACCAACAAGCTCAAAATGGAATTTTGCAGATTGACATTTACGTAGCCAACTTCCCGGTAATTAGAACAGTTCTTGTTAATTTAAGAAACGGCGAAATCACTTTAAACAGCTAAAAAATGGAGTTTTTAACTAATGTCTTTTAATTTTACAATAGGACGTCAACTTGTTGGCGTTCAAGTCGTTCAAGGTGGCCGGGTTCTTGATATTGGCCCTGACGTAATAACAAGCTTTGAATATTCGCCGGATGTTCAACAAAAAATGCATCTTCCAGTCAGCGGAAATGTTAATTACAGAAATTTTCACCAAGGGGGAAAAGGAAACATTAGCGCCACTCGAATAGACGGAACAATAGACGAGTATTTTATTCAACAAGAAGCGGACTATTACAACTCAATTCTTGAGTCGGATGGTTCAATTATTGTTACAACTGAAAATTCAGACGGAAGTTTCACAAAATATATTTTTATTGGTGTTCAAATAAAACTTGATACGGGCGGAACTTACACCGGTGACACCTACGTAGAAGCAAAAATGACTTTTGTTTATTCAAGATATGAAAAAAGATAAGGATATCTATTATGGCTAAATTATCAAATTTTAAAGCTCAAAAATTAACAACTCCCTCTGAGGAAATTATTTTTGACGCAAACAAGGAAAACATTGTTTACGATAAATTAAATAGAAAGCTTACCGTTAAACTTCCATCTTTTCTAGTCGAAATGCGTTTAATAAAAGCAGTTGGAGATGAATATTCTAATCAATTGTTTTTCACTCGCGCTCTTCTTTGCGCTTCAGTTACCAGTGTTGACAATATTCCTGTGGGCAAAATAGAAACAAAACAACAGCTTGAAGCATTGTTTTCTCAGCTTGGAAGAGAAGGTTATGAAGCTGTGGAAAAGTTTACAATTGAAAACATGGGAAATGGAAACAAAAGGGAAGATGAGGCCAAAGAAGAAATAAAAAAGTCTGCAAAAGCGAAAGACTAAAGCTTTGTCTTTATTTAATTAAAAATGGAATCCCTTATGACGTGGCTTTTTCGCTAGATGAAGTCACGCTTATTGCTTATTACATTACGCTATCAAACATGGAAAGAACCAAAGAAGAGCAATTTGATTTTGACTCTTTTAAATTTAAAGAAGCAAAAAGATGAAAAAGTTTACTCCCGAGCAATTTGCAAAATATTTAATTTCTAGGGATGTTGTTATAAAACAATTTTTGCGCATTGGCCTTGAAGCTTGCGCTAAAAAAGTATTGAAAGATGCCAAAGATAAAATAGGCGAATATCAAGAAGCCGTAGGCCCATTTCCGGCTTGGAAGCAACTTTCTGAATATACAATGAACGATAAGTTGGAAAAAGGATATGTATTTAACGAGGACTACAATCCTCTGCTAAGAACCGGAGAGCTTAGAGATTCTTATAAACAAAAAACGTTTATGAGAGAAGCTCAAATAGGAAGCAAAGACCCAGTCGCTAAATATCATGAATTTGGCACATCACGTATGCCAGCAAGACCCGTATTAGGGCCTGCTTTATATCAAAACGAAAAATTTATATTTAAAACAATTCAGCAAGCGTTAATTACTGGATTAATTAAAAAATCATTTAAACCTAAAGAAGAAAAGTAATGTCTGAAGCTGCTTTTGAAGTTTATGTAAAAATTGGGCTTATCAATGAGGCCACTCAAGGTCTAAAATCCGTTTCTTCCGATTTTGATAAATTACAAAAAAAAGCTAAAGAATTTGAAAGCACTTTATCTAAAATAAAAAAAGTAGCCATCGGAGGATTGTTAACTGGCGGTGGATTTGCAGCGCTCTGGGGATTTGATAAATTAATTAAACCCGCTAAAGATTACGCTAACCAACTGGCTCTTTTGAACACGCAAGGATTAAACCATGTTCAAATATTGCAAACGATAGCGGGAGCAAAACAAGCCAGTTTTTCGACAATGACAATGAGTCGTGCGGATGCTCTAGAAACTATTCGAGAAGCAAAGGGAGCTTTTGTTGGAAAAGATAATAACGCTAACTTGCAAGAAGCCATTATGTTGGCTCCAATGCTTGGAAGAGTTACGGCTGTTTTAAGTTCATTTAGAGGACATGATAGCAAAGATGAATCTTATGAAGTTGCCAGAGCATTAGAAGTAACGGGGGCTGTAACGTCTGTTGCGCGTTCAAAACAAGGCATCGATTGGATGTTAAAGGGTATAGAAACTTTTGGTGGAAAGCTGTCCGCAAAAGATTACATGCTTAACTTTAGACAAGCTGGAACTGGAATTGGAAATTACAACGATGAATTTTTGTACAAATATTTCCCTGCTGTTATGCAAGAATTTAAAGGTGGCTCAGGAGGAGGAGGTGTTGCAGGAACGGGACTTCAATCGATAAGGCAAGCTTTAGTTTCCGGCGTAATGAGCAAAAGAGCCATGGGCTACTGGATGGATTTGGGTTTATTAAGCTCAAAGCATATTGTTGGAGGTGCTCCAGGCGAAACTCGAGGATTTAAAAAAGGTGGCATGAAAGACATAGCACTTTTCCAAAGCAATCCTTACGATTGGTTTCAAAAAGTGCTAAAACCAGCTTTAATATCTCATGGTTATAAAACCACGGCGCAACAAAATGCAGAAATTGGGGTTTTGTTTGGAAACAGAAGCGCCGCAAGAGAAGCTTCAGTTTTTACGACTCAAGATAAAAAATTAAATAGAGATAAAGAACTAATAGAACAAGCGCAAGGCTTAAAAGCTTACATGACTTTGATGGAGCAAGACCCTTATACGAAGCTTTCAGCATTATCAAAGCAATGGACAAATGTTTTAATGCAACTAGGAACAGTGGTTCTTCCGGCTGTTATGACGGGAACTGTTTTTCTAACAAATTCTTTTAAAAGTTTATCTCAATGGATTGATGCCCATCCAGACATTACTAAATCTGTGGTTTATTCTCTTGGCGCTTTAACAATAGCGCTTGGAGCAGCGGGTTTAGGAGCAGCTTTAACAGGTCTTATTGGCATGATAGCGCCACTTTCTTCTTTGACTTTCATTATTACATCGGTAACTTTAGCGATAGCTGGGTTGGTTACTGCTTTAACTCATGTTGCAGGAATTTTTTCGGCTTCTCATTTTGCGCAATCAAGAATTAGCGAAAAAAGTTATGGTAACTTTTCCCAAAATGTTTTTAGCGCGAGTAACGGTTTTGGCGGAGGGCTTATGTCTAGTTTGGGTTCAAATCTAGGGAGCGGGGCTATTCAATCTATATACAATACAATTATAATGGATCACCGAGTTGTTGCTAAAGTAACCACAAAAGCCATGTCAAAGTCAGCTGGAAGTCAAACTTCTACAACAAGTTTTAATCCACTCCAGAATATGTTAACTCCTGCTTTTGGAGGTTTTTAATGTCAATTGTTTTAGTTAAACTCGGAAACATTGTTTTTGACGATTTTGAAATACCCGAATCTTTACAGTTTGGCGGAGAGCAAATAGGCTCTGTACATCAGTTAATAGGCGGAAAGCGTGTAGTTGATTTGATGGGGAATTCTGTTTCAAACATATCTTGGTCTGGGTATTTTTTAGGTATAGATGCAATACAAAGAGCCCGCTATGTTCATCAAGTGATGAATCAAGCGCAACAGCAAGTATTTACTTATTACGATTTTAGATACAACGTTTACATTAAAAGTTTTGTTTGTAATTTACAAGCTTCTTATAAAATACCATTTTCAATAGAGCTTGGCGTTATAGAAGACTTAACAAGCCCTCAAAATTTACTTTTTCCAGCTTCATTTTCATCTGTAATTCGTGATGCTTACATTCAAGCGTTAGATATAGCTTCTTTTATTCAAAACCCTAGTTTAGATAGTTCATTAGCGTTATTGGGCGCTGCAATAAACACAATTGGAGATTTTAGCGATGCAAGTTTATCTTCTATAATTGAGATTGTTGCGCTTGCTCAAAATGTTGATGACGTGGCAAACGATATTGGAATTGGCTTATGAACAATATGACTTTAGATAAACAAGCTGATAATCAAAATAAGCTCGTTAAAATTTATCAGCTGCAGTCTGTTATGCAAAGAATGATTAAAAATTTAAATTTAATAAATTCAGCCCCAAATTCTAAAATAATTACCGTGATTACAGCAAATTTATTTGATTTAGCGTTAAAATATTATGGAGACGCAAGTTACTGGGTAACTATAGCTGAAGCAAATCAATTAACAACAAATGTCATCAATGAATTAACCGTATTAGCCATTCCGCCAAAACCAAAAACAAACCCGAATGGCGTTTATTATTTATGATAACCGTTTTTTCTAAAAACCAATCAAGAACACCCAGGTTTATAGCAAAAATAAACGGCATAAGCGTTCCTGTTATTTCTTTTGAAATGTCATCTCCCTATTATTACGAATCAGATACTTTTGAGTTAACGATTAGCAAAAAAACATTCCCAAAAGAAATGAATAATGATTTTTGGTCAAATAATAGAGCTTTTTTGTGTGAGTTTTATTTGGGATTTCCGAGCGATCCTTTAAATTACACTGAAAATGATTTAGAACTAATGCTGCTTGCTCAAACAGATGAACTTGAAATAGACGAAATAGACGGGACTTACTTTTTAACGGGTCGTGATTTGTCTGCAAAATTAATTGACAACAAAACAACAGATAAATTTCAAAATCAAACAAGCTCTGAAGTTGCCGCTATTTTTGCAAAAAGACGCGGATTAAAAGCAAACATAACAAAAACAACTGTTCCGGTTGGTTATTACTATGGAATAGACCACGTTCAATTAGAAACAGAAAAAACAGAATGGGATATTTTAACCTACTTGGCTCAAAAAGAGTCATTCTTGGCTTACGTAAGCGGAGATACGCTTTATTTTAATCCTTTACCTACCCAACAATCTGATTCGATTGTATTTCAATATGAAAATAATCAAGAAGACCAAGGAGAATATAAATCATTTAACGGCATGAGTTTAAAACTAACTAAAGATATGACCATCGCAAAAGATGTCATTGTTAAAGTAAGAAGTTGGAATCAAAGGCAGAAGCAAGGATATACAGTTACTGCAAAAGCTCTGCCTGATAAAAAAACTTACATATCAAGCAAGGCAAAACCAATAGGAGATGCTCAAGTTTATTCTTATGTCGTGGGTGGATTAACTCAAGAACAAGCTACAAAATACGTTCAAGAAAAATTAAAGCAAATTACTGTTTTTCAAAAAAAAATAGAAATTAGATGCCCGGGAATTAATAATTTAAAAAAAAATAACACAATTACTTTAGAGGGTTCGTCCGCTGGATTTGACCAAGTTTATTATCCAAGCAAAGTGACGCGACGGATTAATTTAAACGAAGGGTATATAATGGAAATTGAAGCTAAAAACAATTCAAATATTACTCAGGTTATTTTATGACGATGCAAAGTATAACAAACGGTTTTAACAATATTATTCGTCAGCATTCAACGACAATATCAAATAATAGTCAGTTTATAAAAATCGGCACTGTTACTAGTTATAATCCAAATGACTATACTGCAAAAGTAACGTTTGAACCTTACGATCCACAGCAAATACCTGAAACAGGCGAAGTTCCAATTGCGACAGTTAGCGCCGGAAATGGAAGAGGGATGTTTTTTCCTCCGAAAATAGGTGACCAAGTTATCATTGGTTTTAGTTACGGTCAAAGTCAAAACGGTGTAATACTCGGTTATATTTTTAGCGAAAAAGATAGACCTGTGTTAGTTCCTTCGGGTAATTTCCTTATAAAAATAGGAGATTCAGGTGAAAGCTCAAGCATTGAAATAACAGAAGCAGGCACATTAACAATTACAACAAGCCAAAGCGTTACCGTTAATTCACCCCATGTAAACATAGGAAACAGCGGTTCTTCTTACAATTTTTTAGCAGAATTTCAAAAGCTGAAAGATTGGGCTGATGCGCACACTCATTTAGCAAGCGGAACAGAAACTGCGCCTCCAACCCAATCTCTTCCAGCAGATGTAGCAACATCGGCTTTAAAGGCAAATTAATGGATATTTATTTAGATTTTGGAAATGATTTAACTTTAAAAACCGATGGTGACTTTAAGCTTGTCGATAAAGAACTTTTGACTTACCAAAGAATTGTAAGGCGTCTTTTAACTGAGCCAGGGTCTTATTTGTGGCACCCAGAATACGGAGCAGGATTTGGAACTTACATCGGAATGAATTTAACGCCAGACGTTAAAGATGAAATAAAAGGCAAAATAAGAAGTCAAATGTATTTAGAAGAATCAGTTTCAAAAACAAATGCAGTTCAAATAGAAGTAAATAATGATTCTGTTAATTTTGGAAATATTATTTGCACAATAAAATATTTTGATGCTGAAACTAATCAGCCGTACGTCTTAACATTTAACGTGAGCAACTAATGCAAATACCTACTCAAACAAAAGACCAGTTTATTTCTTCTGCTGTAGAAACATCTCAATCCGCTTCAAATAGTAATTTATCTTTTGACGTTGGCTCTGTTGGATTGGCTTTGTTAGAGGGAAATATACAAAATTGGCTTGTTATTCAAGCTCAGCTTGTTTTGTTATCAGCTGCAATCCGTTTATCTACGTGTCAACTAAATGCTGATGTAGATAGTTTTATTGCGGATTTTGGATTATCAAGAGAACCCGCTGTTGCTGCTGTAGGAAATTTAGTTTTTTCTAGATATACGCCTACGTTGCTTGCTGTTGTTCCCGTTGGTGCTTTTGCTAGCACGGTAACTGGAACTAGAGTTGTTGTAACTTTAGACGAAACAAACTCAAATTATAACCAAGGTTTAAACGGTTATGTTTTAAATCCTAGCGTTTCAAGCATTACTGTTCCTGCCCAAGCATTAGTTGCTGGAGCGAACGGGAATGCAGCAGAAAACACAGTCAATTTAATTGCTCAAGCAATGCCTGGTGTAGACACTGTTAATAACCCAGCAAGATTTAGCGGCGGGGAAGACCAAGAAACAAACGATCAAGTTAAAAAAAGATTTGCTCTTTATTTTGCAAGTTTATCTCGAGCTAACCGTGAAGCTCTGGAATATAGCTTAACAATTTTACAAGAAAATCTTAAATACAAACTAACTGAAAACTTAAATTATAGTGATAATGCAACAGATTACGGCCAATTTTATGCTGTAATAGACGGCGGAAATGGAACCGCAAGCACAGATTTATTAGCAAGCGCTTATGCTAATTTAGACCGATATAGAGCGTTTTGCGTAAGACCTTCCGTTTATTCTTCAATAGCTTTGCCGGTAACCATTGCAGGTGATGTCACAATAAAACTTGGCGCAGATGCAACTCAAATTATTGAATCTATTATTTTAACTTTAACTAATTTTATATCCGATGCTAACAATATTACAGTGGGATCTACTTTGAAATACAATAGATTAGCTGGGTTAGTTTACGACATAACCCCGGATATTTTGGTTGTAAATTCAATAACGGTAAACGGCGGAACAAGCGATATTGTCTCAACTTATAAACAATCTATTGTAGTTTCTTCAATTACATTCACGGCATCAAGCTAATGTTAGAACAACTTATTTATCCCGATATTAAAAACAATATTATTGATTCATTGCCTCCCTGGTTTGGTAATTTTTTAGATGATTTTGAATTAAACGCTTTGGTTGATGGCTTTGCTGAATCTGCTTCTTTTATTAAAAATTTAAAAAATTACGTAAAAACCCAAACCAGAATATCCACTTCGACAGGTTTTTTTTTAGATTTAGCGGCAGAAGATTATTTTGGTGACAAATTAAGAAGACATAGCAGTGAAAATGACAATTCTTACAGACAAAGAATCTTATCAAATTTATTAGCAGAAAGAGTTACTAGAACAGGTATTTATAAAGCTTTATTAAACTTAACGGGACGACCACCGATTATGTTTGAACCCTGGAACCCAGTTGACACAAACTGGTTAGACGGTGGTTTTTTTTGCGATGTTTCATGTTTGGGTGGCTCTGTTGGTGATTTCCCATACCAAGGCTATATTATTGTTTTTAGGCCTGCAGAAACAATTAAATTGTTTAATGCGTTAGATGTAAATCAATTTGGCGTTGATGTTAATTTTTATTGCGCGCCAGAAAACCAGCAAATAATTACCGATTCAGATATTTTAGATTTAATTGATAGATTTAAAGCCGAAGGAGTTAAAATATGGACTTACATTGTTGATTAGTTAAAAAGGAAAACTTAATCATGGATAGATTATTAGTAAATGAATTTGAATCGATAAGCAATAAAGATTTTTTAAAGCAAAACTTGTACAGTTATATTTCTATGGGAAAAATAGCTTCTGCAATCATCGGGGAAAATTTTATCTCAAATAGCATGACATGCTTACAAAGCGTTGTGCCTGATTTGAACGTTAATTTAAGTGCATGCGAGCTCTACGAATTACTTGACATAGACGCAACAGCTTATGGAAGTCTTCCGGTTGATACTCGAAAATTAGTTAATCAAGGAATTAATTTAAATTCCACGCAAATTGGTTTAACAGCTCCAGCTACCGTTGGAAATTCGATTAATTATTTAATCCAGGCAAACGTCGATGAAATAGATACTGATAATGAAAACAGAAATTTTTTCAACGGAACTCCCCCCGCTTATTCTAATAACATCAATACTCGAAGAGCTGACTTTGTTAATTTTTCAGCAAAAGCTGGAACTTCTGCGCCAACCGGTACTCAAGCAACCCCAACCCCTGACTCAGGGTATTGCGGCTGCTTTGTAGTTACAGTGGCTCAAGGTCAAACATCTATTGTTAATGCCAATATATCAAGATACACAAGCACAAATTCAGTAATATTTTTAGATGAAAAGTTGCAAGACAAAATAAGTTTAGCTACCGCAGATGCGCGATATGAACCAATTGGCGGAGGATTTCCAATCGGAAGCTCTATTTTTTATGACGGCATAAATATTCCTTCAGGTTGGCTTGAAGAAGACGGAAGCGCCATAAGTAGAACGACCTATAGCGGTCTTTTAGCTGCTTTAACAAAAGGAATTACATGTACAACAACTAATAGTTCAAATGCAATTACCGTAACCACAGGTGACCTTTCAAGGCTTGGAGTTGGCATGGTTGTTGAAGGTAGCGGAATTCCTTCTGGCTCAACGATTGCCACAATTGTAGACTCAACAAATTTTACAATAAGCGCAAATGCTACTGCTTCGGCAACCGGTGTTTCAGTTCTTGTTTTTCCACACGGAGCTGGAAACGGAACTACTACTTTTAACATTCCAGACTGGCGTTCGACTGTTTCGGTTTGCTCCGGACAGGGAAGTGGATTAACAAATAGAGTTTTGGGTCAAAAAGGAGGAGCAGAATCTCATTCATTATCCATAGCTGAAATGCCCGCTCATAATCACCCGGGAAGCCAAGTAATTCTTCCTGATTCATCCAGTTTAGGTTCTGGCGCCGCACCTATTGGAGGCCCTCAAGTTGGAACTCAAACATACAATTTAACAATAGCATCCCAAGGAAGCGGAAGCTCATTTAGCTTAATGAACCCATTCGGCGTGTCTACAAGAATCATTAAATATTAATTAAGGAAATAATATGAACTCTAGCCCTTTTGAAATAATTGGAACTTCAAACAATAACATAGCTGATTTTTCTTTAAATAGTCCTATTGTTACAAAACAAGCGACTTTAAGCAACGGAACAGAAGTTACTGTTATAGTTCCCGGTGGCGTAAATAGAGCATTTTATGCTTACAATTCACCTAACGTTTTAGTTGGAAATGGAACTGTTGCAATGTCAATTAACACCACAAGCGCTTTTCAAGATGTAGCGTCAAACGGAGAGCTTTGTCCACCTCAGAGACAAGTAAATCCCGGGGATACGCTTAGATTTTTGACAAACGATGCGTCAGCGTGGGTTCAAATTTCATTTAGGGGCGGAAATTAAAATGAGCATTAAAAATATAATTGATGGAAGATTTTTTAATAGACCGTTTGGGCAAGGGATTTTTGGTGGATATTTTAAAAAATCCACGACTCCTACACCACCCGTAACAAATAAATTTTTATTGCTGGATGGTTCTGATTTTTTACTACTTGACGGAACAAATTTTTTACTTCTTTAAAAAGAAGTATATTAGATAAGGATATCTAAATGTCAGCAACTATAAAACAAGTCTATGATGCAAATCCATCAACAACTGTACTAGATACAGATTTAGTTTATTTGGGCAAATCTCCTTATGGCTCAGCAAATAGTAGCGCGGTTTTGGGCGCTAATTTATTTGCAGCCGGAGCAGGTTTAACAAAAACTGGTAATTCTTTAGCAATTACAAATACTGCAGTTTCAGCCGGAACTTTTGGTTCTGCAAGCCAAGCAATTACGCTAACTGTAAACGCGAGAGGGCAATTAACGGCCATAAGCGGCAGTAGCATTAGTATAAATAGCGGAAATATTACAGATTTTATTACTACCGCTGGTTCTGTTGCTGATGGACGGATTGCTAACGCGATTGCAACAAGCGTTTTGCAGCAATACAACGCAAATTTACAAGGTTTATCTGGCTTGCTTAGCACCGGAAGAGGTCAATTATTTGAAAATGGTCTTAATACTTTTATTACCAATACAACTACTTTTACAACTTCATTATCTTTTAGCATTGCTTCTTACACCCCAGGCGGTGGCGGCGGAGCTCGAGTAGTAAACTGGGGTGAAACAATATGCCTTAACGGAAGTGGAAATAAAACAATCACTTTAGACCCAACAGGAGACGTTGCAGACCAAAAAATATTTTATTTCTTGCCCACCAACGTCAGCGGCGGAACCGGGACTGTAACGTTTACAACATCCGGAGGAACAGCAACCGGAATTATCGGCCAAACTGTTTATGATTCTCCTGATTTTAGTTCTCCAGCACTTCCAAACGATTATTTGATTACTTGTAAATTTGATTTTACAACGAATTGCTACATTGTTTGGCAAACAATAAACTTTAGTAGATTAATGTTAAGAACAAATAATCTAAATGATATAGTAAGTCAACCGGCAGCTAGATCGAATTTAGGCTTAGGCACAATTGCAATTCAAAATTCATCTGCTGTATCGATAACAGGAGGAACGATTACAGGAACAAATTTAAATACGTTGGCTGGAAGAACTTCATTTAATTTAACGGGCACAACGCTAACGTTAGACGCAACTTATGCAAATACAACAGTAAGAACGACAAACACGGGTGCTAATACAACAATTACAGTTCCCCTTAACTCGACTTCCGCTATTCCTGCTGGAACTCAAATCGAATTGTTAAATTTGAGTGGCGCAGCAAATAACAGATTGCTAACTGTTTCATTTACCGGCGGTATTACGTTAGTTTCTTCTTCGATTCCCGTACTTGGGCATGGCGGATATTGCATTTTAGAAAAAGTAGATAGCGCAGACACTTGGAATGTTATTGTATGTTATGAGCAATGGACGTCAAGCGGAAACAGATGGACTGGGCCTTGGGCTGCAACTCAGTTTGCAGAATATGTTATTACAAGAAATAATAATTGCGTTAACTTTGATTTTTTATCAGCTCAAGTTGGGACAACTTCTTCAACTGCAAACACAGTATCAAACACAGTAGCAATTCCAGCAAGACTTTGCCCAACAAATAATGTTTTGGGTATGATGCAAGTACAAAGTAACGCAACTCAAGTTTTTGGTAGAACATTAATACAGCCCTCAGGGATTTTGATAATTGGCTCAAGCGCAATTGGAGCTGCCTTTTCCGCCACGGGGTCAGCTTTAATTTTCAGAAGTGGCGCTGGCATGAAATGGTTAATTTAATAACAAATGGAGTAATTTAAAATGGCAACAACAATTATACCTGTAAATTTTTTACAAAACTCATACAGCAATGCAACGTCGGCCGTAACAGGTTATTTATTTACTGGAACAGGAACAACAACTGATGGAGTTGTGGTCTTTCAAGTCGGAACCGAAGAAAACCCAATTGGAATTTTTGATTGCATGGGCTCTGTTGTTACAGTTTTTAACGTTAAAGGTTACAAAGTTGTTGATAGTTACGATCCTGTAACTTTTACAATGACTTTAACAATAACTGATAGCGCAGATAGTCCTGTTGCAGACGGAACTAAGGTCTGTATATTAATGTTTGGTGAATAAATGTCTGATTTTAACAAAGCAATACAAGTCGTCCTCAATCATGAGGGCGGCTTTGTAGACGACCCGAATGATGATGGCGGCGCTACAAATTTTGGTATATCTCTTAGATTTCTTAGAAGCTTAAATAATTTAGATTATGATTTTAATAAAGATGAAGAAATAACTGTTAAAGACATAAAAAACCTAACAAAAGAACAAGCAATTTTAATCTATAAAAATGAATTTTGGAATAAAAACATGTTTGAATGCATTGATAAAGATGACTGTTCAACTAAGCTTTTTGATGCATCGGTAAACATTGGGCCATCTCATGCGTTTAAATTAGCTCAAATATCTTTAGGAGCTTTTGTTGATGGAATTTTAGGCCCGCAAACAATTGAAAAAATAAATAATGTTTCTCCTGATTTTTTTCTTAAACAAATGAGATTTCAGATGAGATGTTATTATTTAGAATTAATAAGACGAAAGCCTGAGCTTAAAAAGTACCAAGATGGCTGGCTTAAAAGAGCGGCTTTCTAAAGGAAAGGAGAATAAAATGGATTTTATATCTCAATTTTTAAACAAAGAATTGTTTTCTAAGTTGATGAACGATGTTTTTACCGGCAAAGACAATTTAACAATTGATGCTGGGCGAGTCCTCTGGGTTTGTATGGTAATTGCTTATATACTTTTGGAAGCGGCTGATGTTGCAATGACGGGAACCTTTGAGTCTAAAGACTGGGCAATTGGTGGTGGAGTTCTTTTATTTGGCGGAAGTGCAGGTGTGGCAATTAAAAAATCAGCGGAGCCAGAATGAAGATTTCAATTTTAATAAGCTTCGTAATAATGCTTTGTTTATTATTATGTTTGTATTTAACTTATCCAGAATTTAATGTGATTATTTGGGGTTTAAGTGCTGCTTTGTCGATGGGTTTTTTTGGGCTTATTATTGAGTATTTTTATAAATGAATTTACTAATCGTTGATTTAATGAAAAAATATGGTTTACTAATTTTTGCAATATTGTTTATTTTTGGTCTTGTTGTTCAAAACAAAATAACAAAATCAAATTTAAATTTATGCAAAACTAATAGCGTTTTGCTGCAATCTCAAATTGAAGCTCAAAACCAAGCGGCATTGGCTATGAAAAAATCCACTGACGATCTTAATAAAAAAATATTGATTGCAAATGAAAAAGCAAAAGAGCGATTTGATAAAAGAAATAATACGATTGTCGCATTAGGTAATAAGACAATCGGTAAATCATGCGATGATGCAATTTCATTTTTAATCGATAACAAGTAATTATGAATTAAGATCAAAAGTAGGGGCTTTGTAAACAGCTGACGAAGATTTTTTTGCCATGTCTTGAACTTCTTTTACTGTTCCAAAAAAACTTAGTTCAACTCCAGACATTATAGGAATAGTTTTGCTAAAAAATAGCTTTATCTTGTCCATAATTCCTTGAGACCTTGTTATTTTAATTGTTTCAGGCGTTAAAGATTCGTTTACTATCTTATTCAGATTTTCGCCGAAATAATTAATGTCGTATAACTTAGGGTCTTCTTTTGTTTTATATACAACATTTCTGCACAAGTCATACAAGTTAATTGCATCATCGTTAATTAAACGCCAACTCATACGATCTTCTTTTGTATTTCCTAGTGAATACTTGAGCATATTAATACCGAGCTCAAAACTTAATTTCTTCGACTCCTCAGACGATTCATTCTCAAGCTCAAGTGATTCTATTTTTTTCTCAAGCATCCACGTTATTTTTTCGATTTTGACTAAAAACTCAAAAAGGTTATCAGGTAAATTTATTTTCATCAACGCAAATTTTACTTGTTCTAATGTAGGCCTTTTGCCTGAGTCTTCGTTTAATATACGATTTACTAAATAAACAAACCTATCTGCTTTAATTTCACTTATACCTAATTCTTTTTTAACTATTGATATAGCATTTTTTGATATAAAAGTTTTTTCAAAATGTAAGTCATTTCCTTTTTCATCTTTTCGACAAATCAATCTTTTTTCAGCTATACCTGTTAATGAAGCCATCAAAACTCCAATTGAATAGATATTTGATGTCTCATTGATTGCATGCTGAGTCAATAATTCCATAGGGCAATATGATTTATCTTCAAGAAACTTTTTCTTGATGTCCTCAACGCCTTCTTCGTTAGTTAACGATAGTTGCCCAAGTTCTTGATTGTAATCTATTGTTTCAGCGTTTATGTCAAAGTAGAGCATTTTTTTACCTTTAGTAAGTTTTTTTACATACTGAAGCAAGGTTATAAAAAAATCAACTTTTTTATTTGGTTCTGATTTGAAAAAAAAGAAAAATTTTTGGTGCAAGAAAGAGGGAATCATATTAACAATCCTTGTTTTTTATGATTAATCAAGAATTATATCACAAAAAAAATCCCCTGTGTTTTAAGCAAGGGATTTAGAGGAAAGAAACATGAAAATAGAAAAAGGGATAGTTTTCCTGGATTCATTATCATTATAACAAATAAACATTTCTATATCAAAAGAAAGCATTGAAAAACTATCTGATTAATATAAAATTATCCTTTTAAAAGAGGAAATTAAAATGCAACATATTTTTGATTTAAGTGATTTAGATGATATGCCCAATGATTTAAAAAAAGAAGTTCGCCGTTTGGGGATTCGCAGAGACACAGTTAACTTGTTATCTCTTTTTGACATAAAACAACACTTAACAATTGATGAAATAATCGTTGGAATGATGAGAAAATATGGCGTTAAGAAAAAAAGACTCTGGGTTTCGTCAACAATATATAATCTAAAACGCAGAGAAATGATAAAAGATGTTGAAGGAGAAAAAAAGGTTTACCAGAAATGCGAAAAACCTGAATAAAAAAAACCCATGTTTTTATCATGGGGTTGTTCTCGGCCAATCAACTAGCCTGTTAACAAGAATCCTCGCAAAAGGTTTTCTGATTCTTTATGCGCTCTGGGTGCATAAAATTAATTTACTACTTTTAGCTGTTTTCGTAAAGCGATATTTTCGTTGATACACATCTTGCGGCTCATAGCATAAGCTTTTGCAACCTTGGGATAGTTTTTTTTGTCATCTACCGTTAAATTTTTTACAGGATCGTGATAGTGCAAAGGAACGTACAAAGGTTTGGCTTTTGTAACTGTAGGTAAATAAACAACTTTTGGCGTTGTTGCGCAAGATGTTAGCAATAAGGTTAAAATAATTAAAATTTTTTTATTTATCACAGTTAGGTTCCTTTAGCGGCAAAGTCCAGTAAAGTGGTCTATTTATTATAATACTATTACTACGAATAGTATTTCCTCTAAAATTTTCTTCGTATTGATAAATATAATAAAATCCTTCTGAAACAAACCCAACGGATTTATTTTTAAAATCAACATCATATTCAAAATAAATAATAACATCCATATTTTCAGGAGGTTTAAATTTTTTGCAATCTATCCAATTAGTCATAATTTTTCCTATTTAATCACTTTTAAATTGGCAACATTGCCCACTGAATCGGTTTTAAAATTTTTTCAATGCTGTTTTGTTTTCTTTTTTCATCTGTTCCAGTGTACGCGATCATATAATATCCATTTTCTGATTCAGAAAAAAATCCAACGCAATAACCTAAAAAACCCTTGAAAGACTCAAAAGAAATAACAACTTTAATTCCGTATGGCGGATTAGAATCTTTGCAATATATCCAATTAGTCATATTTAAAACCTTACCGTTTGAGTCAATATGCATCATTTTTTATATAACACCCGCAAGATTTTCTTCATATTCCATATTTTTTTTATAATTATTTATCAAATAAATAACTTCTTCAGGTGATTCTTTACAAAAAAATATTTCGTTTTTGTTTAGATAAAGTTGAGTATAACCCCTAAATTGTCCTATACTTACTGAAACATGTCTTATTTCTAAATATTTAATAAAAAATATATATTCACCTTCTGCAGGTGTAGTAGTTAACTTTATAAAATCATTCATTTATTTTACCTCCAATTAATTCTAATATTTCTTCCGGTGATTCGCTGCATTCAAAAATACAATGATCATTTAAATGAATGTTTGTTTCATTTTCGGCTATTAAATAAAAACTTACTATTTTGTCTACATTTAAATAAACATCTTTGTAAAATTCTTTTGAATCAGTTTTGTAAAATTTAACATTAAGTTTTATAAATCTCATTTTAAACCCTCGCTATAGTTACTTCAGTTTGATTTTGATATTTTCCGTTTCGGTCTTTATAAGATGTTTTGCATTCTGAATCACTTTGAAAAAACAGCATTTGAGCTATTCCCTCGTTAGCATAAATACGAGCCGGGAGAGTGGTTGTGTTAGATATTTCTATAGTGACGTGACCTTCCCATTCTGGCTCCAAAGGAGTTACATTGATGATAATTCCGCAACGCGCGTAAGTTGATTTACCTAAACATACAACAAGAACATCTCGAGGAATAACAAACCTCTCAACTGTCTTTGCTAATGCAAAAGAATTAGGAGGTATTGTCAATATAGAAGTTTTTATATCAACAAAAGACTTTTCGTCAAAGTTTTTTGGATCAACTACACACGAATTTATGTTTGTAAATAGTTTAAATTTATCGGAACATCGGACATCATATCCGTAACTTGATAAGCCGAATGAAATTACTTTTTCTGGTGAAATATCATCAGGAAGCATTATTTCTTTGATTTGACCATCAATAAACGGTTCTATCATTATTTTTTCTTGATATGCTAAATTGCATTTTCCGGAAATCCAAATGTCGCTTTTTATTGTCATCATTCAACTCCAACTCTAATTTCATCTGATGAATAAATAACTTTAAGTTTTTCTTTAAGCAAAAAAAATTGTCTTTTTTGGTCTAATGTAACTCCCGATAAAAATATATTTATTAAATCTTCTGTGCTAAAAGTCAATTCAAATACTTGAATTAACATTATTAAATCTTCTTTGTTTAAAACTATTTTAGATGATTTTTCATTGTTCATTTATTTTTTCCCTTCGTTTAATTTCATCATTTAAATAAAAAACAGCTTTTTTAAGGTCTTTAATAGGATTTCCTTTGTCGTCAACTCTCCAAATGTACTTTATTGCGTTACCAAGTGCAGATATTAAATGCCTGGTAATCCAAATCGGCTCTATTTGAGAACCGCATTTTTCGCACTCAGCTTTAGATGAGTTGTAATGCTTAGGCTTCTCTATTTCATCGTACATATTTTATCTTATTAAATTTTTTATTTGCTTATTTAAATAACTTTTGTTAGTATGCGTGGTTCTTTTGATTGAATGACACGGAAAGTCCAACACGGATGTGTATCAATTAATTTTTGAACACTCCCGGCCAGCTATTTCTTCGGAGACTGGTCGGGTTTTAAATAATTAATCAATTACATCTTTTTTAATATCTTCTATCATTTCTTTATAATTTTTATCCACCTTTATTAAAATTCTTTCTAATCCATCGCTATATGTTTTTTGAAAGCCAAGTTTATTTTTCAAATCCATATTTTCAGAAACTAATTTTTCGTTAATAGAGATTAATAACTCAGCTGCTTTCTCAAAAAAATCTGCGTCTTTTTTATCTTTTTTAATAGCAGAACTTGGAAACATCTCTTCTAATTCTTTTTGTGTAAATTTTGATATATTTATAAACATGAGCGTTATCCTTTTGTTGTTAAATTAATTTTTTGTTGTTGTTCCAATAAAGCCTGAAGTTTTTCTTCAAAAATAGAACGATCTTTTGTTTCTTTGAAATTACAGAGACTACAAATTTCTTTGCCATCATTTACCATATGAACATAATCTGCTATTTCTAATAAAAATTGTCTATACAATTTGTCTTTTGTTAAAAATTTAGTTATTTCGTTTTCTAAAAATTTTATTTTATCTTGTAATTTTTTGTTTAAATTATGTGATTTATTTAAATGTTGCAAAACAAACTTCAACGTTTTTGAATAAACTTGTTCATCTTTTGTTTCTTTAGAATTAATTTCTGGAAACATTTCTTTTATTTCTTCTTCGCTAAATTTTAGTAAATTTACAAACATAATTTTTATCCTAAATGTTTAAAAAATTAAAAAAAATCGACATATTGTTTAGTTATGTCGATTCGATAAACATATTACTTAAAACCCTTTTCGTGCCTGTTAATTTGTCTAAAATCATCACCAAATTCTATTTCACGTTTGTTATCAGTGCGAACATCTTTAGCTGGAGGATTTCGATGATATGGCATACGTGTTATTTCTTTAGTGTCGTCGTTAATGCAATACATGCCGCACATTGTGACTTTTTTAGCTCTTGATAAAGCATGGTCGATAGCTTCTTCTCGTGTTTGCAACCTTCCGCATTCACGCCATTGAGAAAAGAAATCCATTACGCCATCATCTTTTTGATAAACGATAAATGGTTCTTTTTGCGTGTTGCAAAGCGATATATGATACTCTATTTTAACTTTCATTTTTAGCTCCTGTGGTTTAAAAAACTTGTTCTTCTGACTTTTCTATTTTCTCTCTCATAAAATCTCGATGAGCTTTGTTTATATGTATAGGATGCGTATCTAAAAACAAATTTATATAAGATTTAATGTAATCTTCTACAATTTCTCTATTACTATTTTCGTTATATTCGATAAAATGTTTTATTGATTTTATAAAAGACAAACTGGCGTGATACCTTTCTGCCAAGTTGTATTTTTCGTATTTAAACGAGATTTTTTCTTTAAGTTTCACTATAGTTCCTTTAGAGTTACTTCAAATTGAGACAAAGAATTTAAGTTGTGCATTTTGAAAGGTTTTTCTTTCGAAACACCAATTACCCTAAGACCAGAAATAATATCTTTGCACAACCAAGCCTTTGCCGGAGACGTTAAATGATACTCAATCCAAACAATGTTTTTTCTTTCTATCTTTTCTGATTTAATCATGTTAAATTACCTTTTGAAAATATGAGCAATCAATAGAGCGTTCACCTATTTTTTGCAAAAACTTGTATCTTATTAAAAACCTTATTGACATAAAGACCCTGTAACTTCCAAATTTTTTACCGAATTTTTTAGAAACTTCTTCGACTATTTCAACAAAAAACAATGATTTTTTTTTGTCAAACAACGACATGATGTGGTCAGATATTTTTTTCATCCTTGAAAATCCAAATTGGTGGAGAGGGAAGGATTTGAACCTTCGAACCCTCGAGAACTGATTTACAGTCAGCCTGCTTTAACCACTTGCATACCTCTCCTGTTATTAACTAAAACCCTATTTCGTCTTCAAATTCTCTTGATAAAGAAGATTTTTCTTTTTCATAGAATCTTTTTATAACGTTTTTGTCTTCATATTTTCCATTTTTATCTGACTGTTTTCCTATTTTTGCATAACCTGTTTTATCAATAATAAGCCTTAAGTCTAGGTCTCCATTTTCATATTCTTTACTTAACCCAATAGAGTCACAAAACAATCTAAACTTATGTAACATTAAATCATGAGTCGGTAAAAAATATTCTTTGATGTTTATATGACCATGATCTTTGTAAATAATAAAATCTACTGTAATCATCGGATTCTTTGGATTTTTTGTCGAAAATCCGTTAACAAAACCTGCAACACTAAATTTATAATCTCCATCCGGAAGTAAATTAGATTGCCTTTCTTTTGCTTCTTCAGAACTTATAACTGGATAAGATATGTGATACTTATTATCTTTTCCATAATCTAAATTATTCATTTTTGTCTCCTTTTAATTAATTAAGCGGCTTCTTTTTTAAGTTTTATTTTTTCTTCAAGTACAATTATTAGTTTACTTATGTCTTTTTCTTTCATTTCTTCAAATGTTTCGGCATCTGATTTATCAAGCCATTTTTGAAAAATTTCTTCCGGAATAGACATCAAATCAACATAATGATTTACTTTCTCTACTTGTTCCTGTGTTGCTAAAGCTTCTTGCTCCGCGTCTCTTTCTAAAATTTCCTTGCCGTATATTCTTGCTATTTCTTCATAGCAAAATGGGAAAGGTTTCATTGCTTCATCAAAACCTTCTATTCTAGATTTTCTAACAACTCCTTCTCGGTCAGATCCTCTTTTAACTACTTCAAAAACCAAATCGAAAAAATAATCTAGCTTTTTATAGCAATCGTAAGTTTGCTTAATAACTTTCATATTTTCGCCATATTCGTTTTTGGCATGAGAAGTAATAATTACGTTCATATCAAGACGCAAAAGAAGAGCAAGAAGGTGTTTCATTTTTTTATTAGCTAAAGCGTAATGCCTTCCAAACTCAGTGCCGTCAGCGTCTTTGTCTCTACTAGTTTTCTTTATATGAGCAGCAGACTTATCTAATAAGTCGTTATAAATATTAGTTAAGGGGTCTATTACCAAAGTTTTATATTCATGTTTCTCAGTTAACAAAGATTTTATTTCCACTAAAAGTTCATCAAAATTCATTGTTTGAAAAATACAACCTCCATTTTTTTCTAATATTTCCACATATTTTGAGTTTTCAGCACCTTTTTCAGTATCTATCAAATATGGTTTCGGAAACCCAATAGCACAAGTTGTCTTACCAACTCCTGCAGCACCATAAAATAAAGCCTTTAATCTTTTTTCAACTGTTTTTGGTTTAACGCCGCGCAAAGCCATGATTAAGCTCCTAGATAAAGTAAAATTAAGAAAAACACAGTTGCAACAACAGAAATAACAGCCATTGTTCCATCTGGATAATCTAAATCATATTCAGTTAAAAACTTCATTCTTTCTTGTTTTGCGTAATCTTTAACAAAGCTAGCGCATGATTTTACTTTTGAAGTATTCATTTTTGTAAATTCCTTTTATTTTTTAGAACGGGTTTCTTTCAGAATCAAGTGACGCAGAACCATATTTATCATCGTGATATGTTAAATATTTTTCTGATTGTGATTTTTCAGCAAGATGGAAATTTTTTACTTTAAGATATTCAATAATTGCTTCTATTTGCTGTTGACGATAAGAGATGGCTAAGTTTGATACTTTTCTTTGCAAAGCATCTTGTAGCCACTTGTTTTGTGATGCAGGATTAATAAGATTTAAAAATATTGATGTTTGTTCTAACTCATCTATCGAATCGTAGATTTCGTCTTGTAAGTCTTCGCTATCTTTTAAAAGACAACTGACAAGCTCTTTTTTAGAAGAGTTGTCAAAATACATGTTTGCGTAGTAATCGTAGTTTATAGTTTCAAAATTGTTTGGTATTTCATTTTCTAAAAAATGAACAGTGTTTGAGTAACGTAATGCTATTTTTGTTTCGTCATCTAAGATATAATTCATGATAATTCCCTTCAAGTAATTTTGGTTTTTTACTTTGCATCAAATCTTATTTAGTCGTGAGATTTGCTGCAATGAAGGGAATTTTACATTTAGCAGATTGTTAAGTCAAGTTTTTTATAAAAAATATTTATATTTAATCCTGCCAACAAATCAAATACTTTCTAACTCCTTATATATATACAATTTTTATTTATTGACATATTAAAGATCCTTAGTAGAATAGTCTTTATGAACATCATAATACACAACATCAAAGAAAGCCTGGGGATGAAGTTAAAGCATATCGCTAAATTAAGCGGATGTGACTACACTACATTGAGTTTATTTTATAATGAAAAAAGAAATCTTCCGCAGTCCGCAGCCATAAAACTTATAAAGTTTTGCAAAAGTTATGGATTGAATTATAGGCTCGATTACATTTTTCAAAAAGAAATAGGTTTAAGCATAAAAGAGATTGAACAAGAACTAGGTTTTAAGCTATTATTGCCGAAACCAAAAAAAGGAGGGTAAGATGAAAATATTTGAAATTTACCGAGCTCATTAAGCAAACTTTGAAGAGGGACTTAATGAGCCGGTTAACTTTTAGCAGAGTTTAAACAAAAAATCCTTTTTTTAAAAAAGCGGTTTCTTTGTAACGAGAAGGTACCAGCCTTTTCTATTTAAACTATTTTTCTCAAACAACAAAGCAATGATAACGAAAGTATATCTGCTTGTAAATAAGAAATATTCAAAATGAATAATAAATTTAAAAATCAAGGAAGAGGTTGTATATAAAATGAGAATCGTTTTTGTAGATGAAGAAGATAGCATTCTTGAAAATTTGTTTTTAATCGATAGATGCATTTATCATTTTTTTAAGAAATCGATGGATTTAAAAACTGGAATTGTTGGTCAATTTTTTAAAGTCTCTTACGAAAAAATAAGGCAGTATTTAAGTCCTAAAATTAGACAAGGAAGCACGAAGAAAGCAGAGACTTATACAGACGCTGAATTGATAGCTTCAATTAAAAGACTGGAGAGAGAAAATCTTATTCAGCGTTTAAGCAAACGAACAGATCGAAGCGTAATCGTTAAATTAATGCTCGGAACAATTGGAAATTTTGGACAGTTTAGAACAACATCTGAAGAACATCAAATTACCTACCAAAAAAAAGCAAAATCATACACTCAAGCCGTTGCAAACACTGACTTTATCCTAAATTCAAAAAAGCATGAGCAACATGATGAAGAACCGAAGAACAACAACTATATATATAATAATATATATAATAATAATTATAAAAAACATAATTATTATAGCGACAACCAAAAAGGAGATGAAAAAATGGACATCGAGATTAAGGTAAAGAAAAAAAGAAATACATCGATTAAAAAATGCGTTGAAAGACCAAGAACAGAAATCGACCAAAATTTTACTTACACAGAAGAACATGTTGCTCTTGCTGAAAAACTAGGAATAGAACATCCAAGCCATCCTGATTTGTTAGAGAGATTTATTGTTTACCACACGGAAAACGGGACTTTAAGCCCAAAATGGAATTCTAGATTTTCGACGTGGCTTTTAAATGCAAGAAAATACAAAGAAAAGGAAATTACAAATGGAAAAGCTTCAGGATTTAGTAAAAACGTTGGATATCAACAACAAAGAGTTGAACCAAAAAAATCATACATTGACAAAATCCACGACAGCCTCGCCAGACTTCAAGAAATCCGCGAGCAAGGTTGCACAGATATTTACTCGAATGAGTTTAATTTATGATTATCGATGGCCTCAAAATTTAAGTGATGATCAAAATATGTTAAGAACGGCGGAGTGGATGTCTTTAGCCGACAATTACGACTCAGAAACTATTTCTAGGGCTTTAGAATATTGTGCTAATAGAAAGCAAGCTAATAAATCCGGAGAGCATTGGCCTCCCAATATTCCTGAGTTTAATGAGATTTGTAGAGCTAATAAAACAGCAGTTGTTAAAGTTTATGATAAGAAAAGTGAGCTAGATAAAGAAATTGAGAACCAGGAGAATCATTTAAGAAGTACTTGTGAAGTAATTACAAAATTTAAACATCTTTTGAAAGAAGGAAATTTAACTGATTTATGTCTTTCTAAATCTCAGATAGAGAGAAAGCTTGATGAGCTTTATAAGCAAAAGAGAGACGAGAAGAAAGTTGAGGTTCAATGTGGGAAAGTAACGTATATCTAGGAAATTTTATTGAACACGAAATATTACATGGGGATGATGAGTTATGAAAGAATTATGGATTGTTAGCGCTCTGGAAGAAAACAAAAAAATAACAGGTGTTTTTGATTCCAAAGAGAAAGCCATTTAAGCTTGTAACAAAAAATACAAAAATAGAGTTCAAATACTATCTTTTTGCCAAAACGATTTAATGGAATACTATTTTGGTTCAATACAAGATAATTTTGCTGAACAAGATAATTTTGTTGAAATAGAAAAAATAAATTTAAACGAAATTTATTAATATAAAACCCGCTAGAGAGGCGCTTAAATCAGAGGCGTAGCGGGTGTTGTTAAAAGTATTTTAACATAATATTTAGAAAAACAAGGAAAAGAAATGATAGTTAGCATGGAAAGCTACAAAAAAATGATTCAGAAGAAACCCAGAAAAAACCTAAAGATAGAGCAAAAACAACAGATTCAGTTGATAGAAAGGTTTCAGGCTCATCCGTTTTTGAAGAATTACTTTGAGTTTTTGGCTTCATACAAAGATGGTTTTAAAACATCAATAGGTCAAGCAGTCATGCTAAAGAAAATGGGTGGAAAAGCAGGTGTAAGCGATTTAATGTTTTTTTATCCTTCAAAAGGGTATCACGGTATGTTTCTTGAGTTTAAACCTAGCAGAAATTATAAATCACAAGTAAGCCAAAAGCAGCGTGATTTCGTTAAAATGGTTAAGAACGTAGGGTACTATGCTGTAGTTGCTTATGGCCCAGATGAGGCTTTAGATGAGTTTTTGGGGTATTTAAAATAAAAAGCCCAAAAAATTGGGCTTAGGCGATAAAGTTTAAAGCGTGACCATAAAACTACATTGTTAGTATAGATTTTATTATTGAAAAAACAAGCCAGACAGTAAGAGAAACAAGAGATACTGCAAGGCATAAAAAGAATGTCGTAAGAAGATAATCTCCCGCTTTATCAACAATTTCGTGAAACATTTTAACTAATCCTTTTTTTGTTTTGATTTAATTTTAACTTGTAGTTTTTTAATAATTCAATAAGGTAATCGTAAACTACTTCTTCTTGGGGTAAAATTTTATTTAAAAAAGTTTCAAATTCTTCTTTAAGCTCAGAAAGGGTTATGTTTCTTATTTTATGCATCTTAACTAACCTTTTTTTTAAACAAACTTAGAATAAGTAAATGAAAATTAATATTAAAAGAAAACTGTAAAGACATAAAAATATCCAATTTTCATGAATTGATGAAATTATTATTTGAGCACCCAGAAAACCTAATAAAATCATCAAAAATATTACTTCTATTTTTTCTCTGTTCATTTTAATTTTCCTTTAGGAAAGAATACAGCTGGTATGAAACATACCTCTTAATTCACCCCAGCCCCAAATTTTATCTTTTCCACTGATCCAAGCATATCCTGAAAGCCTGGCGCATCCAAAAACTTCTGAATCATCCTTTACACGAGAAAATCCATAAACTTCTGCGCATTGATAGACTTTAGAGTTATCTCTTAACTCTGCTCTTCCCTTTATTGACGCACAATCAAAAGCTTCTGAATTTTCGTAAAGTTTAGCATTTTGAGATACACAAGCAGCCCCATAGCATTTTGATTCTCGATATAGCCAGCAGTCGTCCTCATGAGATAGATTTCTTTCTTTTTCTATCCAGCCTCCTTTGTCTCATTTTTTTACATTTGAAAAATCAATTAAAGCTTCAATTCTAAAAAGCTTTTTTTCTCCAATTATCATTGTTTCATCTTTAAGTATTTTATATTTTTTTGTTTTCATGTTTTACCTCTGGTTTTTTAAATTCAATCATAAAATCAGACCATAACACTATTCTTTCTCTGCTATTAGCCCACCTATCGAACTCTAAATCACTTATATGTACTTCTATATGTACTTCGCCGTTTACTTTGCTTTTGTAAACCATGAATCTTCTACCGTCTCTTTCTAATTGAGTGTAGCGCTCTCTAAGAGGCACTCTTGCTTCTTTTATTTTTGATACATGTGCTATTTTTATTCCCTTAAATCCGTTTCTTTTTAACCATGTTTTTACTTTTGAATAAGACATCATTTTAGTTTCCTTTAATAAAATTTAATAAATTTTCAAGTGTGTCAATTTTAATATTAAAATGCTCTGTAAAATACATGTTTTGCATTATTTCAAGTTTAGTATTTAGCTTCTTTGTTAATTCTGGCATTATAGTTACCTTCAGCATTTCCTTTGCCTCTTCAGTTTCTTTTTCTATATGCTCTATTATTTCGTGCGTAGTTTTCATTTTTTAATCCTTATTTTTGTATCCGTGTTTTTCAAAAATATCTTTTGCATTATCTTTTATTAC